GAAATGAATGCAAATATACAATTCTATGACGGCATGAGTACAGCAGAAATACAAGAAATACTAGTTAGAAGTGCAAACGATTTAATTAGCCTTGATAATCCTAACTATCAATTTGCGGCGGCTCGGCTTCTATCGTACGGTGTGAACAAAGATGTGTTTGGACAATATGAACATTGTACTTTACGTGATATGATTGAAAAGAATATTAGTAGAGGTGTATACGATAAAGAAATATTGGATCTATACACTGATGAAGAATTAAAAATACTAGACAGTTATATAAAACACAAGCGTGATGAAAATTTCACCTATGCAGGGTTGAGACAAGTTGTAGATAAGTACTTGTGTCAGGACAGAAGTTCGGGACAGATATTTGAAACGCCACAATTTATGTATATGATGATTGCGGCAACACTATTTGCTAACTATCCTAAAGAGGATAGAATGCACTATGTTAAGAGATACTATGATGCGACCTCACTTTTTAAAATCAATATCCCAACGCCAGTCATGGCCGGGGTTAGAACGCCTGTTAAGCAATTTGCATCCTGTGTTCTTGTGGACAGCGACGATACTCTGGATAGTATTTTTGCTAGTGATATGGCTATTGGTCGTTATACAGCTCAACGTGCTGGCATTGGTATTAATGCTGGCAGAATACGTGGGGTTAACAGCAAAATACGTGGCGGGGAAGTGGCACACACTGGTATCATTCCTTTCCTCAAGAAGTTCGAATCAACCGTAAGATGTTGCACACAAAATGGTGTGCGTGGCGGTAGTGCTACTACACACTTCCCGTTTTGGCATCAAGAGATTGAAGACATCCTTGTGCTAAAGAACAACAAAGGCACAGAAGACAACCGTGTGCGTAAACTAGACTATTCAATTCAACTTAACAAAACAATGTACGAAAGGTTGTTATCTGGTGGTGACATAACTCTTTTCTCACCACATGATGTGCCAGGTTTATACGAAGCATACTTTGGCGACTCAGAAGCATTTAAAGAAATGTATGAAATGTATGAGCGCAAAACTAGCATCAAAAAGAAAACAATCAAAGCAATGGAATTGTTTAGTGCATTAGTAAAAGAACGTGCTGAAACCGGTCGTATATACATTATGAATGTAGATCACTGTAATACACACAGCTCATTTAAGGACACTGTTTACATGAGCAACTTGTGCCAAGAGATTACGTTACCAACAAAGCCACTACAACACATTGATGATCCTGAAGGTGAAATTGCTCTGTGTATTCTAAGTGCTATTAATGTAGGAACACTAAAAACACTAGATGACCTAGAAGAACTATGTGATCTTGCTGTTCGTGCATTAGAAGAAATTATTGATTATCAAAAGTATCCAATATTGGCTGCAGAAAAGTCTACTAAGGCAAGACGCTCATTGGGTATTGGATATATTGGGCTTGCACATTATCTTGCGAAGCATAAAGTAAAGTATGAAGATAAAGAAGCATGGAAATTAGTGCATGATTTAACTGAAGCATTCCAATACTATCTATTAAAAGCCAGCAACAATTTAGCGCAGGAAAGAGGTGCGTGTGAGTATTTTAATCGCACTAAATACAGCACAGGCGTTCTGCCTATTGATACTTACAAGAAAGATGTGGATACTGTTGTACCTAACAAGTTAAACTATGATTGGAAGTCTTTACGCAATGACATTAGGGAACACGGGCTCAGGCACTCAACTTTGTCCGCACAGATGCCATCAGAGAGCAGCTCCGTTGTGTCGAACGCAACAAACGGAATTGAACCACCTAGAGGCTACTTGTCCACTAAGAAGTCAAAGAAAGGGCCTCTTAAGCAGATTGTTCCACAGTATCAGACACTAAAAAATTATTACAGTTTGCTTTGGGATATGCCAAGCAACGAAGGTTATATTAATGTTGTTGCTGTCATGCAAAAGTTCTTTGACCAAGCGATTAGTGGGAACTGGAGTTACAATCCAACACATTTTGAAAACAACGAAGTTCCGATGAGTGTAATGATTGGGGACTTATTAAACACATACAAACTAGGCTGGAAAACATCGTACTATCAAAATACTTACGATTACAAAACAGATCCTAGTGAAATAGAAGAAGAGGCACCTGCACAACCATTGCAGGCAGAATTGCCCGAAAGTCAAGAAGATGATGAATATTGCGAAGCATGTGCAATTTAATCTTGACATTACGAAAGATAGATAGTAGTATTGCTACATAGATAAGGATATAAAGAAAATGGCTAAAACAGTATTCAACCAGGATAAGGTTGACTTTACAAAACAGAATATGTTCTTCGGAGCAGATCAAAATACACAGCGTTATGATGTATTTAAATTTCCAGTATTTGATAAACTTAACCAAACCATGCTTGGATATTTTTGGAGACCAGAAGAAGTTTCTCTACAAAAGGACAGAGCAGACTATGCAAACTTCCGTCCTGAGCAGAAACATATTTTTACAGCAAATTTAAAATATCAAACACTATTAGATAGTGTCCAAGGACGTGGTCCATGCCTAGCATTTTTGCCGCATGTTTCACTTCCTGAACTAGAAGGATGTATTGTTACTTGGGACTTCTTTGAAACAATACACTCACGTAGCTATACACATATTATGAAAAACGTATACGCTGACCCTTCTGAAGTGTTTGACACAATTTTAGATGATAAAGAGATTCTAAAACGTGCTACCGCGGTAACTAAAAACTATGATGCGTTTACTGAAGCCGCTGATGCTTTCCAGCATCGCAAAGAAGGTAGCATGAAAGATGTCAAAAAGAAGCTCTACTTGGCTATGATGAATGTAAATATCCTAGAAGGACTTCGCTTCTATGTATCATTTGCTTGTACATTTGGTTTTGGAGAACTAAAACTAATGGAAGGTAGTGCTAAGATTATCAGTCTTATCGCTAGGGATGAAGCACAGCATTTGGCACTAAGCACACACGTTCTTAAGAATTGGGCTAACGGCAAAGACGATCCAGAAATGGTTAAGATTGCCAAGGAGTGCAAGGAAGAAGTATACGAAATGTGGCGCACCTGTGTAGAAGAAGAAAAGGCATGGGCGGAGTACTTGTTTAAAGACGGGTCAATGATTGGTCTTAATGCAACACTACTTAATCAATATGTAGAGTATATTGCTAACCGTAGATTGAAGGCATTAGGATTAGATGCAATCTTTGATCAACCTGTAAACACTAACCCATTACCGTGGACTACCCATTGGTTGAGTAGTTCAGGCTTGCAGGTAGCCCCACAAGAGACTGAAGTTGAGTCTTATGTTATTGGTGGTATTAAACAAGACGTAAGTGAAGAGTCACTTAAAGGATTTAGTTTATGATGAGTAGTATTGTAGTATGGAGTAAACCGCTTTGTCCATTTTGTGACAAAGCAAAAGCAAAATTAGATTCTTTACATGTTAACTACGAAGTAAAGATGATAGGTACTGATGTACAGTTAGAAGATTTATTAGAGGCTGTACCAGGCGCACGGAGTGTACCACAAATCCAAATTAATGGAGAGAACATTGGCGGTTACACAGAACTTTTAAAATATATTGAAGATACTGGTTTCAACGGAACTGGTTTTGAGGTAGGATCATAATGTTAATTGAAAAGAAATATGCTGTCAGTGATACAGTAAGTTTAAAACTTAGCACTGGTGAAGAAATTATAGGTAGACTAGAAGAAGAATCAGATACTCATTACAAAATTAGAAAGCCAATGGCTATTGTAATGGGAGCGCAAGGACTTGCCCTTGCACCATTTATGTTTAGTACAACAAATGATCAGACCTTTACTTTTGATAAAACTAAAGTGTTTACTGTTGGTAAAACACTTGACGAAATTAGTAAACAATATATTGAACAAACAACAGGAATTGTCACCTAATGCCTGGCATTAGTCGAGATAATGACACAGCAGGAGGCGATCTAGTTCCTTCTGTTACAACAGTCTTTGCTAACAATGAAGAAATTATTGTAGACAGAGATACCGTTGTAGGTCACGGAAGTCATCCTACAAATGCAATCAATGCAGGATCTAATAATGTATTTGCAGGCGCAGATAAGAAAGCGGTTGTGAATATAGGAGACGTTGCTGATTGTGGCCACACTGCCACAGGTAGTGGCGATGTGTTTGTAGGTGACTAACCACTTTTAAAGCCCCTTAAGACGTGGTTTCATTAAATAAACTGTAAATCATAATAGGAGACATTATGGCAACACATGAAGAAATTGTACAAGCGTACAACAATTATCTAGCTGAACATACAACTTTTGAAGAAAAAGGTGTAAAGGCGGCTGCAACAAGAGCTCGTAAAGCACTTGGCGATCTTGGTAAACTTACTAAAGACCGCAGAAAAGAAATCATTGAGAAAAAGAACTCAATGTAATGAGCGGACAACGATCGTGGTTAAAAACTTGGTCTAGAGTTGTTGGAATGCCAATAGGCATTACAGATGACGATGAACCAACATTTTTACCGATCACCCAGAAAAGTGTGCGTAGTGCTCTTGCGTTACGCACTTTCTGGATTGTCTTGCACATTATTACCTGTATAATGATTATTGCAGGTAATACAAAAACTTTATTTTTTACCTAAATCAAAAACTGTAACAGATTTTAACCAAGGTGATAAATAATTCTTGTGTGCTCCTCGTCTGAGTAGTATGCAGATAAAATAAAAAGAAAAGGATGTTTTTATGAAAAAACTATTTTTAGCATTAGTAGCAATGGCATTTATGTCAACAACAGCATATGCAGAAGATTTTGATAAAACAGGATTATCTGGTGTTGTTCAATCAG